ATTATGAAACTTAAAAACGAAGATAATTGGAGAAATGATTTTAGTGTTGAATACAACCTAATCAAAAAAGCAACATCAAGAAAGTACATAAAACAAACACTTAAAACAGCAATCTATGCAGTATTGTTTATGTGTTCAAGTTATGTATTTATGTATGCAATGTTATATGTTGCACTTTATATTATGAAGTATTAATATGGAAAGCTGTATGAGTTGGTGTTTAAAAAATGATATTACTATTTATCCTATTATATGGAAAGAATCAAAACAACAAACACCACCAAGATTAGCGATACAAATAAACTATCAAGGGTTCAAAAGAACAGGAGATATATTGTGGTCGCAAAAAAACAAAAAAGAAAAACAAGAGATGTATAAAAGAATACAAGAACTTTATTGTTATTACTACAATAGAGATAATTAGTTTTCATTTGTTTTTGGTTTAGTTAGGGGATTTTACATCCCCTTTCTTTTTATACATATATCACAAAAGGTTATTGTATTAGTATGAAAGTAAAAATACAAGTACCTACAAGTTTATCAGAAATAACTTTAGAACAGTATCAAAAGTTTAACAAGATAAATACAGAAGAAAATCAAAACACAAATTTTATATTACATAAAACTGTTGAGATCTTTTGTGGGTTAGATCTAAAAGATATTGCAAAGATAAAAGTGCATAGTGTAAAATCTGTAATTAAAGATATAGACAATGTCTTTTCAGAAAAACCTGATCTTATACCTACATTTAAACTCAAAGGTAAAGAGTATGGTTTTATACCAAAACTTGATGACATTAGTTTAGGTGAATATATTGATTTAGATGATTCACTTACTGACTGGGAAACCATGCACAAAGCAATGAGTGTACTCTATAGACCTGTTACAATGAGAAAAGGAGATAAGTATTTGATTGAAGAATATAATGGAACTGATGATGCAGAATCAATGAAGCAGATGAGGTTAGATGTTGTAATGGGTTCTATAGTTTTTTTTTACAATTTAAACAACGAATTACTGCAAACTATCCTGAACTATTTGAACAGGGAAGTACCCAATCAGATGAACACTTTACAACTTCAAACTTTGGAAAAAAGTGGGGTTGGTATCAATCAATCTATGGACTTGCTAAAGGAGATGTTACCAAATTTGATGATATAACAAAAATGAACATGCATAGTTGTTTTGTTTATTTAGCATTTGAAAAAGAAAAAGTAGAATTAGAAAAGCAACAAATAAAAAGATATAGGAAATGACAGGTTTCTATGATTTAACACAAAAGATAAAAGATACATTACAAGCAGAACCATTTGTAAATACAGTTACTTATGGGAGTTTAGATGATGTAGATTTAAACAAACAAACTATATTTCCCTTATCACACATTATAGTAAATAATTGCAATGTAGATTCTGGTGTACTTACATTTAATATTTCAGTATTAGCAATGGATATTGTTGATGAAAGCAAATTAGAAACTACAGATAACTTTGTAGGAAATGACAATGAACAAGATGTACTAAACACACAACTTGCAATACTCAATAGATTAATTGCTTTATTACAAAGAGGTACACTTTATACTGATAAATACCAAGTTGAGGGTACAGTAGGATGTGAACCTTTTGTAGATAGGTTTGAAAATAAATTAGCAGGATGGGTAGCAACATTTGATGTTATAATACAAAATGACATGACTATATGCTAACTAAAGGAGAAACATACAAAGCACTTAACAAGTTTAAAAACTATGTTATAAAACAAGCAAGAGCAAACCTTACAAGAGGTAAAAAGAATGTTACATCTGATTTGTATAATAGTTTAGAGGGAAAACTAAAAACAAGTAAAAATTCTTTTGAGTTAGATTTTTTAATGGAAGAATATGGTTACTATCAAGATAGGGGTGTACATGGTACAACATCTTCTTATACAGAACTTGGTAGATACCCAACACTTGCAAGATTTGGTAGTGGTAAAGGTAGAGGTGGTAAAGGGTTATCACAAAGTATAAAAGAGTGGGTAAGAAAAAGAAGATTCCAATTTAGAGATAAGCAAGGAAAATTTATGAGTTATAATTCTACAGCATTTCTTATATCAAGATCTATATGGAATAAAGGATTGAAACCAAGTTTGTTTTTTACTAAACCATTTGAAAAAGCATTTAAAACACTACCTGATGAAATACTAAAAGCATATGGATTAGATGTAGAAGAATTTTTAAAATTTACAATAAAGCAAAATAGATGAGTACAAAGATAAATGTAAGATCACCATTTTACATAAACATAACAGAACCTACTGAACCTACTATAGAACTTACAACAGCATTGATAAATGCACAAGGTTTTGCAGTAGATGAGTATGGAAACATACAACTACCTGTTTTAGATTTTGGTGCAATAAGTTCTTATACATCATCTGCAGGAGATTTTAGTAATGGTAAATTTGCAGCAGTTGGTACAGATACAAGTAGAACTGTTGTATTTACAATTTTAGTACCACCTAAATTTAGTAATGGAAATACTAATGTAGATGTATCTTTAACAGCAACACAACCTGCAACAGCTTGTACAGGTGGAGTTACAAATAATGGTTCAATACCAAACCAAGCTGTAGATACACAAGGTGGTACAGCTACAGTTAATTTAGCATCATTTTTTACAAGTTCAAACCCTATAACAAGTTTTAGTATTACTAACAATTTTTTAGATTTCTTTACACATAGTTTATCAGGATCTACTTTACAAATAATAGGTAAAAAAAGAGCAGGTGTTAAAACATTTACAGTAGAAGCATCAGATGGTAATTCAGCTAATTGTAAAGCTACACAAACAATACAAGTAACTACAACAGCACAAGAAACCTACACATGTAGTGATGCATTTTTTTCAGGTGGTTCAATAACACAAGCAGGAGTAATTACAAACCCAACAGTAAATGGTACAATAACAGCAATAAAAGATTCAAGTGGTGGTAGTACAATAACAAGTTATCCTGCAAATTCTACAGGTAGTGATAGAACAGTAACTTTATTTTTTGATATTACAATACCTACAGGATATTCTAATACAGGCAGTACAATAGAATGTTCTACAACATTTAATCAACCTACATCTGTACTTCCTACTTTTGATTGTACTGTAGCATCATTGACAAATCAAGCAATAAGTAGTTCAGGTGCAATAAATAAAGGTATTGCAAACGTAGGTACTATCAGTGATTTTACACCTATAGGTTTTGATTCATCTGTTGGTGTAGATACACAAAGAACAGTAACATTTAAAATAACACCACCATCAAGTGGATATTCAAATAGTGGTGGTTCTGATATTTCATGTGATATAACTTTATTACAACCTGCACTACAACCAACAGCAGGAACAGTAACATATTATACAGGTGGTAGATCATTTACATTTATTACAAAAGCACAATATCAAGCACATGATAGTTCTGTTACAACACTTGAATTAAATCAAAATACTTTAGAGGGTATATTAGAAACAGAGGGTAGATTAGATCCAAAACAAAAAATACTACAAAAAGCTGCTATACCTTTAAAGTTACAAAGTGCAACAGAAACAAGTTTAGTAAACACCTATGCTTTTTTATTTAGAGGTGGTAAACCATTACTGTTTAACACAAGAATACCAAATAATGACAATCCTACAGGTGGTAGATATATAAGAATAGATAAAACAGAAGAAAGGGGTTCATATATTGCACCTGCTTTTCAACGCACATCACATTTTGTGAAATTAGAAACTAATGGTTTAATTACAGAAGTATGGTTTATTGATTATTATGCTTCAACATTTACAAAAATAGCATAATGGCATTAACAACAGCAGAACTACAATTATACATATTTACAGGACTTTCTACAGATTTTACTGATACTGATATACGATACACTATACAAAAATCAAGATTAGGTACAGATACCAATATTGTTTTCGAAGTAGCAGAATTAGTTAGAGATTACATCACACATAATTTTAATGATGATTATCCATCAGATGCAGTATGGGTAA